TCAGAATTAGGTTTCACAAAATTTTGGGAGTTACTCAACTCAACACAACAATCAACATTTTCAGATATTATAAAAGGTAGGTTATATGGATAGAATATTTATATTCGATGTAGATGGAACATTAACACCATCAAGATTACCAATGACAAAAGAGTTTCAAAAGTTCTTTAAAGAATGGATAAAGAAAAATAAATTTTACTTAGTTACAGGTAGTGATTTACCAAAGTTACAAGAACAAATGTGTTTTTATGATATAGAAGCTGAGGGAATATTTACTTGTTGTGGAAATCAGTTTTGGTTACCAAATCCAAGTGTTCCAATTCAAAGTGCTGATTTAATATATGATAATAAATTTAAAGTTCCAAGAAAACTAAATAAATTATTAGGAACAATATTAAGTAATAGTATTTACCCACATCGTTATGGTAATCATATTGAAGATAGAGGTTCTATGGTTAATTTTAGTATAGTTGGTAGAGATTGTAATCAAGAACAAAGAGAAAAATATTATAAATGGGATACAGAAAAAGGTGAGAGAAAAATAATAGCAAATGCTATCAAAGAAAAGTTTCCTGATTTAGATGCTGTAATTGGTGGACAAATATCAATAGACATCTATCCAAAAGGAAATGACAAATCACAAGTTCTTAATGTAATAGAACAAGAAAGATTAGTGCCACCCAGTGAATATATCTTTATAGGTGATGGTATAGAAAATGGTGGTTTAATTGATTAAAACAATTGCACATTTAGCAGACATACATATCCGTAAATTACATAGATTTGTGGAGTATCGTCAAGTATTTAAAAATCTATATAAACAATTAAAAGAATTAAAACCAGATGCTATATACATTGGTGGTGATGTGGTTCACGGAAAACTTGATACCTCACCCGAAGAAGTAAGAATGGTTGCAAACTTCTTTTTAGAGTTATGTAAGATTGCTCCTACGATTATCATACCAGGTAACCACGATTGTAATTTGAATAACAAATCAAGAGAAGATACACTTTCACCTATTGTGGATTTAGTTCAAAAGATTACACCTAATTTACACTATTGGAAAAAAACAGGTGTTTACAATATGGATAATGTTGACTTTGCTCATTTGTCTATATTCGATATTGATAAAGAGGGTAAACAAAGAATAGATACAATGCCTAATCCAAAGGATTTAAAGAATATAAAAGTTGCATTGTTTCATGGTGGAGTGGATAAACACTTTTATGATAATGGATTTCAAGTTCAAGACGATAGAGTGACGAATGAAACATTTGCTGGATATGATATGGTGTTGTTGGGTGATATACATAAAAGACAATTCTTAAATGAAGAAGAAACTATTGCATATCCTGGTTCATTGATTCAACAGAATTATTCAGAAGAACCAAGTCACGGATTTTTATTGTGGGATGTAGAGAAAAGAAAAGCTACATATCATCAAGTGAAAAATGATTATGGATATAAAATATTAAATGTAGAAGATGGTGAAATCAAAAACTCAACAACTGGTAAACCATTTGAATTGACATTTATGCCACCTAAAGGTAGAGTTAAAATTAAATTTACAAACACTACATTGGAACAAATCAA